AGGGGGAGAAGTTCAACACACAGGTGTTATACCATTTCTCAAGAAGTTTGAAGCGACTGTCAGATGTTGCACGCAAAATGGCATACGAGGTGGATCCGCGACAGTCCACTTCCCCATCTGGCATCAAGAAATAGAAGACATTCTAGTCTTGAAAAACAATAAGGGTACGGAAGATAATCGCGTCCGTAAACTTGACTACTCCATTCAAATTTGTAAGTTGTTTTATGAAAGATTCATTCAAGACGGTGAGATTACTTTGTTCTCCCCACATGATGTACCTGGACTTTATGATTGCTTTGGAAACTCTAGGTTTGATGACCTCTACGTTGCATATGAAAAGGATACGACCATTCCGAAAAAAGTTGTTAAGGCACAAGAACTCATTCTCAACCTCCTTAAAGAACGGGCTGAGACAGGTCGTATCTACATTATGAACATTGACCACTGTAACTCACACTCCTCGTTCAAGGATCACGTTTATATGAGTAATCTCTGTCAGGAGATCACTCTTCCCACCTACCCTCTTTATCACATTGATGATTCTGGAAGTGAAATCGCTCTGTGTATTCTTTCTGCAATCAACGTAGGTAAACTCAAGAGCCTGGATGAACTAGAGGAACTCTGTGATCTTGCAGTGCGTGGTCTTGAGGAACTGATCGACTATCAAGAGTATCCTGTCGCAGCTGCAGAACGAGCCACGAAGGCGCGTAGATCCCTTGGCATCGGGTTCATTGGACTTGCACACTACCTTGCACGTCACGGGGAACATTATGATGATCCTGGTGCGTTACAACTGGTCCACGATTTGACTGAGGCGTTCCAATACTACCTGATCAAGTCATCCAACCAACTTGCACAGGAGAAAGGATACTGTCACGACTTTGGTCGGACTAAGTATTCTGAAGGTATTCTGCCGATTGATACATACAAGAAGGATGTAGATGAATTGGTGCCACCCGCCTACAATTATGATTGGGAGGGTCTTAGAGCATCAATCCTGGAACACGGCCTGCGACACAGTACACTGTCCGCACAGATGCCATCGGAGAGCAGTTCCGTTGTGTCAAACGCAACCAATGGAATCGAACCACCTAGAGATTATTTGTCCATTAAAAAGTCTAAGAAGGGGCCGCTCAAACAGATCGTTCCCCAGTTTGGTTCTCTCAAGAATAACTACACTCTTCTCTGGGATATGCCATCGAATGATGGATACATTAAAATCGTTGCAGTGATGCAGAAGTTCTTCGATCAGGCCATCTCTGGTAATTGGTCATACAATCCAGAGAACTACCCTGATAATGAAGTCCCAGTGTCAGAAATGGCGAAAGACTTTTTGACTACATACAAGTATGGTTGGAAAACTTCTTATTATCACAATACTCATGATCTCAAGACGGATGAAGTAGAGACGAAGGATAATATCGATGACATAATCAGTCAATTGCTAGTAAAAGAGGAGGAGATTTGTGAGTCCTGTGCAGTTTAAACTTACTTCAGAAACCAAGCCAGTCATCGAAGGTATGACTGTGTTCAACCCAGAAAAAGTAAATACTAAGAAACAACCAATGTTCTTTGGTAAGCCTCTAGGTGTACAGAGGTACGACTCTTACAAATACCCCATCTTCGATAAACTCACAACACAACAACTTGGATACTTCTGGAGACCTGAAGAAGTGTCTCTACAGAAGGATCGTGGTGACTATCAATCGCTAAGACCAGAACAGAAACACATCTACACCTCTAATCTGAAGTATCAGATTATGTTAGACAGTGTTCAAGGTAGAGGCCCTGGAATGGCTTTCATTCCATTCTGTTCCCTGCCTGAACTGGAGGCATCGATGACGGTGTGGGAGTTTATGGAGATGATCCATTCCCGTTCATACACCTACATTATCAAGAATATCTACCCAGACCCATCAGAGATCTTTGATACGATCACTGAGGATCCAAATATCGTGAGACGTGCAGAGAGTGTAACCTCTGCGTATAATGAGTTTATTCGTTCTGCACAACAATGGGCGAGTGGGAGTCAGTGGGAACACAATCTAGAGGGTGTGCCTGCAGCGAGAGACACACTGTTTGAACTCAAGAGGAAACTCTACCGTGCAGTCGCAAACGTGAACATTCTGGAGGGTATTCGTTTCTACGTATCCTTTGCCTGTTCATTCGCCTTTGGTGAACTTAAACTGATGGAGGGTTCTGCAAAGATCATCTCCCTGATTGCCAGAGACGAGAACCAACACCTTGTTCTCACGCAGAATATTATGAACAAGTGGCGTGAGGGTGATGATCCAGATATGACGATCATCGCTAAACAAGAAGAGGAAAACGTTTATCAGATGTTCCGTGATTGTGTAGAGGAAGAAAAGACCTGGGCTGAATATTTGTTCAAAGACGGTTCGATGATCGGTCTCAACGACAAACTGTTGGGTCAGTATGTTGAATGGATTGCAAACCGTAGACTGAAAGCCATTGGTCTGAAACCCCTCTTTGATATTCCAGCCAACAACAACCCTCTGCCCTGGACGCAACACTGGATCTCATCCAAGGGTCTACAAGTCGCGCCCCAGGAGACGGAAGTCGAAAGTTATGTCGTGGGAGGCATTAAACAGGATGTCAAAAAAGACACCTTCAGTGGGTTTAAACTTTGAAGTCGTTTTAGACAAAGAAAAAGAATCTGATATTCAGAAGATCAAGAGGTGGATTTCTAAACAGAAACCTCCCCTTGATCTTATTTTGTCGTATCTATTCTCTTTTGTTGAAAAATGGTATATCGAAGCCAAAATAGAAAGTACAATGCAAGACGTTGATCGTCAAGTTGAGGACATAAAAAAACAATGGGAGAAAGAAGATGAACAACCAAAACCAGAAATTGTGGAGACAGGAGTATTTGGAAAAGAAGGCTGGTCTATCTCCATGTCAAATCCAGTTATTGAAAGAGGGCCCGAAGAGTCTCTCTCAAGCGTGGGCATTAGGAGCGATGAAACAAGATTGGAATAAAAATTTCAATAGATAGTAATTTAATAATAAGATATATTAAAAAGAAACAAATGTTAGTGAATTAACATAAACATACCTAGATAGTGTGTCAATGAGTGGTGTATCCGATGTAACTTTTTTGTTATTCGTTCTAATGCATCAGAGGTTATTATGCACAATCTAATTTCCCACAATCAATTAGCTGAGTGGAGGACCTTAAATGAAACGATGGACTATTGTAATGAACAAAACGATCTAATTAATGACTACTTTAATTGTTTGATTGATTGCGACGATAAAACACAAATTTGCAAGAGGACTTGTAGAGAACTTTTAAATTACTCATAATCCAGAGGAGGCCTTGCCTCCTCTTTTTTTGTGACTATAATAACTCTGTCAGGGTTGAAAAATAAATAAGGCTCAACAGCTACCAAGCTATATGAGTTATGAGAATCCCTGGCAATACGATGGGAGAATATTTGATTCAGATCATATTCAAGATTATTTTGGCTTTGTATATCATATTCATTGCAACCAAACTGGTCGTAGCTATCTTGGGAGAAAATATTTTTGGAGTTACCGCACACCAAAAGGAAAATCTAGAAAAGTTAAGTCAGAGTCCGATTGGAAAATATATTACGGTTCCTGCCCTGAACTCAAAGAGGATGTCAAACTATACGGGCACTCAGAGTTCACCAGACAAATTTTAAGTTTGCACAAAACAAAGGGTCATTGTAATTACGAAGAAACAAAACAGCTCTTCCTAAATAATGTATTGACAGAGCAGTTGACAGATGGGTCACCTGCCTTCTATAATAGCAACATACTAGGCCGTTACATGAAAAAGGACTACTATGTTCCAACCAGTCAACAGCACTCCTGAAGAATTCCAACGAATGGAAGATAACGTTCACTCCGTAATGGATTGGACACAAACCAGAATGAATTTTCTGGTAAACAGTGATCAAGTTGATAATGCTACTTCTATCTACGAAGAGTTTTCTGAGTGGTACAAAAAAGACGCAGAAATAGAAGTTGTGGTTGTCGATGACTGTCTTATGTAATTCCTTTCATTTTTCATTATGTCAAATTACAAACCTTACACAACTGAATGGCATCGTAAAAGATACTTGAAAGAAGCGATTGACAAGTATCTTGACGAACAGATTGGTAATGAAACCATACTCAATGATCTGGCCGACATTCTTTCTGAAAGATCAGAGCGAGCGTATGAAGAGTTTAATCGTATCAACGATTTGGAATCTAGAATCAAATAGCCTTTCGGAGATCACATATGCTTTCAACGCAATATCGCCTCCGTCTTGAGGCGATCTGTGAAAAGATAGTCAAAAAAGAAACGGTTGAACTTAATGAAATGATCTGGGCAGAAAAACTTGCGAAGGCAAATCGCTCTGCTGCAACGATTCTGCGTCAAGCAAGACGCAAAGCTGAGAACCCAGATATGAACGCAATGGACGACTTTCTCAATCAACTAGATATAGGTGGATTGGGTCATGAACGATTCGGTCACGGAAGATTTACGGGTGCTGATGACATCGTAGAATGGTTTGGTGATGATAAACCAGACGATTGGAGACAAAGAGATTAACGAGTCCCCTGTGAGAATCTTGATCATTGATGGTTGACAACTGACCGACGACACCATATAATAAAAAAGTAATGACTCAGTAGCTCAGTGGATAGAGCAACTGCCTTCTAAGCAGTCGGTCGTTGGTTCGACCCCAACCTGAGTCGCCTTTCAACAAGAAAAACTATGTCACTTATTTCACAACGAGACAAAGAAGTTGCCATTTCGGCACTTGAGAATTATATGTTGAAACTCAGAGTGGAGACACCGTTCGACACTCAAAACATTATGGAAGTCAATGCACTTCTTAATTGGGTCAAACTAGATTACCAGAAAAATATTTCTTCGTAATCCTTTATCGGGAGGTTAACTCAGCGGTAGAGTGGCTGCCTTACAAGCAGTAAGTCATTGGTTCGAATCCGATACTTCCCATCAATAAATACAATTAATGAGAATGAGTTGAGATTGTTTTAATTGCGATGAAAGAAAAGAAATTTAAAAAATTGATTCAGAAACCACTACGATTTCACCACCAAGATATACACGAAGAACTTGACGAAATTAAAGGACTATTGAAAAATGTTATCTGCCAGATGCAAAGTTTGCAATGTCGAATTGATCAGCTCGACGAAACCACATTCGTGCGGGTGCCCGAACATGATGGTGGTGCAGGACGACAAGATCTCAGCGGTGGACTTGAGTAAAGTCGTGCTAACCAAATTGGAAAACAATCTGAACAATCGCAGTGCCTTGTCCAATCAGGACTTAGAATACCAGGAGAACCGACGCAAACGTCAGGTTCGTAAACTCTATTTTGAGGAACGATGATCAATTTGCATCAGAAATTCAACCACTACCTTAACACTGATAGGAAGATTGATTTACGTGATGTTAATGAAAGATTGATCAGCTACGGATGGGTCGATGATGGTGTGAATCTTACTGGATACTACGTCTTGACAGAAAACTATGAACTGGTGTATGATTTAAAGGAGAACTTTCAATACAAAGTCCCTAGAAATTCTATGGCTGCATTGAAAAAATGAGGAAGGTCAAACCGATTGGCGACGGTACCTGTCTTGAAAACAGTTGAGGTGTTAAGCCCTTGGGAGTTCGACTCTCCCACCTTCCGTTTTCTAAATATTTTTAATTCATCTGCACAGAAATGCAATCAACCGAACTTAAACAGAAAGAACAGTCCGATCAACGACAGGACGATCGAAAAACCGACCACGATCAGTTGACAGACGATTACCTGTTGCTGTATAATACATACAACAACGACGCCCCGTAATGTTCTTGCCCCTGTCGCCTATCGGTTAAGGCCCACTGCTTATAACGGTGTGAACGGAGTTCGACTCTCTGCAGAGGTATTCCCCATCAGGGGATCCAATCTACTTTTCACTACAATGTCATTACTGTCTAAGTTTAAAAAGAACGTCGATGTTCTGTCTAAGACTGTGGATGGGTCAGTCTCACTTGATTTCCAGAATCCTAAACTTTATAAAAAAATTCTGCGATATTATGAGGATCAAGGAGTTGAGTTCTATGATGATCCATATGACACATATGAATATGTTGTCGATCTAATCAAAGAAGATCTTCAATCTAATGGAGTGGTTGCACAGTGAAAGTCGTTCTTGAACGTGGAGATGTACGTTACACTGATAATGGTATTTTAGACAACGGTGTAAAAGATTTTCGTATGCAAGTCAAAGACTATTATACGAATCGTTGGTCTGATGTTTATCTCTTCGATAATCAGGATCAATGTGTTCTAGCCATTGAAGACGTTGATTACACAAACTGGCTTCTAGATAGACCTTGTTATATCAAAGATGATGAAGAGCCTAATGAATAAGGTTTCTTGTTTCCTTTAAAAAACAAGTGGCGAGCCTGATCAGGGGGTAGATATTCTACCCCTTTTTTGGTATAATAAATACATTGATTCATTTATGTCACTGATGAAGACTGCATTAGTTCTTGGGGCCGGAGGTTTCATCGGTTCCCATATGGTAAAAAGATTGAAAGAAGAGGGATATTGGGTTCGTGGTGTAGATCTTAAACATCCTGAGTTCTCACGTCACCAAGCCGATGAGTTTGTCATTGGTGACCTTAGAGACAAGTCATTTGTCAATCGTGTTGTAGAGTATAAGGGTACACAAGGTAACTTTTTTAACTCTGTTCCCTTCAAATACATCGAAGGGTTTGATGAAGTGTATCAGTTTGCCGCTGATATGGGAGGTGCAGGGTTCGTATTCGTCGGAGATTTTGACGCAGAGATTATGCACAACTCTGCAATGATTAATCTCAATCTTCTGGATGCGATTGTTAAGACCAAAGGTTATGGTCGTAAGGTCCCCAAGATCTTCTATTCATCATCTGCGTGTGCTTATCCTTCTCACATTCAAGAAGATCCTCAGAACCCTGGCCTCAGGGAGGAGGATGCGTATCCTGCAAATCCAGACAGTGAATACGGATGGGAGAAGTTGTTTTCAGAACGTCTCTATCTCAGTTATGCACGGAATCACGGTCTTGAAGTTCGTGTTGCCAGGTATCACAATATCTACGGTCCAGAGGGTACGTGGAAAGGTGGACGGGAGAAAGCTCCAGCCGCAATGTGCCGAAAGGTTGCATCTGTTATGCCTGGAGAATCTGTTGAGTGTTGGGGAGACGGTGAACAAACTAGATCGTTCCTGTACATTGATGACTGCATTGAAGCCACGCGACGTTTGATGGAGTCAAACTACAAGGAAGTTATTAATATTGGGTCAGAACAAATGGTATCAATCAATCAACTGATTGAGATCACTGCAAGTGTCGCTGGTAAAGAGGTTACTGTCTCTCACATTAATGGTCCTTTAGGTGTTCGGGGGCGCAACTCACAGAATGATAAGATTCGACAAGTTCTTCAATGGGACTATGAGATCTCACTTGAGGACGGTATCTTTCGCACCTATCGTTGGGTAGAAGAACAAGTCCATCGCGATCACTTGAATGATTGTTGGGAACATTACTACTATCCTGAAGAGAATGGAGTCAGTGGAGCATGATAGGTTTCAACGCACTTGGTGTGCTTGGACAACTGGGAAACCAGATGTTTCAAGTTGCGTCCCTAAGAGGCATTGCCGCACACAGAGGGTATAATTATTGTTTCCCACTTCATAATAATGTTGTTGTGGATTCTCTGGGCAACAAACTAAGACCAGACATTCAAAATGTCTTTACACTTCAGAATGTTAGCCCCCTTAATATTCAAACAATCGATCCTGGGCGTCCACAAGTTTTTGAAGGTCACTTTCATTTCAATGAGGATTTGTTTAATAATTGCCCTGACTGGGTAAATCTACAGGGGTTTTTTCAGACTGAAAAATATTTTGTCCACGAGTCTAGTATGGTTCGTGAGATGTTCACTTTTAGAGGTGACATCATTGAACCTGCACGTGCGATGATAAACAGTTTGAATAAATTACCTGTTGCACTACACGTTCGACGGGGTGATTTTATACTTAATGCTGGTAATCATCACAATCTTGAACTTGATTGGTATGAGAGGGCTCTGAAAAAGATTGATCTTAAGGGTCGTCAAGTTGTCATCTTTAGTGATGATCCCGAGTGGTGCAAACAACAGGAACTTTTTTCTGACGATGACAAATACTTGATTAGTGAAGGTAACTCACACTATACTGATCTTGCAATGATGACTCTTTGTTCAGGTCACATCATTGCAAACTCCACGTTCTCTTGGTGGGGTGCCTGGTTGGCTGACAGTCGGGAAGTTATTGCACCGATGAAATGGTTTGGACCTGATAATGCAAACCTAGATACAAAAGATCTTTATCCTGACCATTGGGAGGTCCTTGAGTGAAAGTAGCTGTCGTATTCATTGGTACTGGAAAGTATCTTAATTTTCTTCCTTCGTGGTATGAACGATGCGAAGAACATTTTCTTCCTGGAGTGGAGAAAAGATATCTTGTTTTTACAGATGGTGATATTCCAGAGTCTCCTGAGAACTCATCTATCTACAAGACAGATCATCTTGATTGGCCTTATATCACACTCTACCGATTTGATATTATTGGTAAAGCCCGTGGAGAGATTCTTCAGTATGACTGGTTAGTCTTTCTAGATGCCGATATGGCTGTTGTGGATGCAGTGACACCAGAAGAGATGTTTGATGAAGCCAAACCTTTCATTGGTGTTCATCATCCCTGTCATTTCCTTAAGTTCCCACCACACGATCAACCACCTGGATCGTTTGAAACTAATCCACTATCAAAGGCCAAAGTTCCTGATGATTATGACTTCTCTGTCTATTGGCAAGGGTGTCTATGGGGTGGTAAAGTGCCTGAGGTCATTGAGATGATGGACGAACTTCACGAACGCATTCTTGTAGATGAGGAGAATAAGACCATCGCAACTTGGCACGACGAGAGTCATCTAAATGCGTTTTTTGCAGAACAATTTGACAAAGTACACACATTAGGCCCTGAGTTTGCATTCCCTGAGGTGTTTGCTGACGCCTGTGATTTTCAACCTAAGATTGTTCACCTAGCAAAAGATAATAGTAAGTACCATGTCTAAGATCGCAGTCTTATATTCGGGTCAACCAAGAGCTTGGAGAGAGTGTTTTCCAAATCATATGCGATACTTGTTCCAACCAAATATGGAACACGAGATCGATGTGTTCTCGCACATTTGGTATCACGATGCAGATAAAACACTGAAGTATTTTGTAGACACTCTCTACAACATCAAACAGATTGAATGGGATGAACCCAAAACTTTTGAACACGATACCATTAGACCTGATCCCCTTGCATATCACCCGCTGAACAACATTGTCTCCCAAGCTTATAGTCTCTGGAGGACCTGGGATATGATGGATAAATATGTTCAAGAGAATGGTAAGTACGATATCGTCGTAAGAACCAGGACCGACAATTGGTTCGTTGAACCATTGGGTGCCTTATCTGATTATGATCCAAAAGGACTTCATATTACAGATATTCAAAGTCACGAAGACTATGCTCTAGGAGACACATTCGCCTGGGGTGATTACGAAGCGATGAGAGCCTACTGCAGTATGTTCCCAGACTTTGAAACGATGGTAGAAGAAGGGGCTAGAGTAAATCCTGAATGTCTGTTAGGATGGGCCATTCAGAGAAATAATATTCCTGTTCATAAACACCCAATATATCCCAAACTTTATAGAGATGTTTGATGACGAAACTTGTCATATTTGATCTTGACGGTGTGCTGATTGATAGTAAAGATTATCATTTTGATGCACTGAATTATGCTCTCTCAAAAGTTGGAGAGAAGTATGTCATCACACGTCAAGAACACGTGAGTATCTACGACGGTCTACCAACAAGACCAAAGTTAGAACTTCTTACAAAGAATAAGGAACTGCCTGTTGAGTATTACGATCAGATCTGGCGTGACAAACAAGAGGAGACTCTTAGAGTCTTTGATGAACAGGTGCGTAAAGATTATGAGTTGATGGGATATTTCCAACAACTTAAGGATGAGGGTTACAGTATTGCAGTTGCATCAAACTCTATTCGAAATACCGTAAAAATTATTTTACTTCGATTGGGTGTGTTAGAGTTTGTTGATATCTACATCAGTAATGAGGATGTATATCGAAACAAGCCCTTCCCAGAAATGTATTGGAAGTGTATGATAAGGCTGGGTGCACTTCCCAAAGATACAGTGATTGTTGAAGACAGTCATATTGGTCGTCAAGGTGCCATTGATAGTAAGTGTCATCTGGTTGCAGTTGATGATCGTAAGGATCTGAATCAACTCAAGATTGATAAGATCAAATTAATTCTAAACGATACATCTAAGAAAAAAATTGCGTGGAGATCTGAGAAAATGAACGTTCTGGTTCCTATGGCTGGTGCGGGTAGTCGGTTTGCCAAGGTTGGTTATACGTTTCCCAAACCTCTGATTGAAGTTCGTGGTAAACCTATGATCCAAGTGGTCGTAGAGGGTTTGAATGTTGAAGCTCAATACACATATGTGGTGCAGAAAGAACACTATGAGAAGTATAATCTTCAATATCTCCTTAATCTACTGACACCCAACTGCAATATTGTTCAAGTTGATGGTATGACTGAAGGTGCAGCTTGCACAACACTGCTTGCTAAAGAGTTCATCAACAGTGATGAACCTTTGATTATGACTAACTCCGACCAACTGATTCTGTGGGATAGTAATGAAACCCTCTATGCGTTTAACAATGACAACGTGGACGGCGGTATCGTCACTTTCCCTGCCACCCATCCCAAATGGTCCTTTGCAAAACTTGGTGATGATGGGTATGTGTGTGAGGTTGCAGAGAAAAAACCCATCAGTAATCACGCTACTGCTGGTATCTACTATTGGAAACACGGTTCCGACTACGTTAAGTATGCAGAACAAATGATTGCAAAAGACATTCGTGTCAACAATGAGTTCTACGTGTGCCCTGTGTATAATGAGGCCATTGAAGATGGTAAGAAGATCCGTATTAAAGAAATTGGTGTGGATGATATGTGGGGCCTTGGTACACCAGAAGATCTCAACTACTTCCTGGAGAACTATAAGGGAGAGGTTTGATGAAAGTTGCTCTTCTCTTCTTTGGTCAACCCAGATATCTGGACGATGAACGACCTTATAATGATTACAAAAGATTGATTCTTGATCGGTACGATACCGATGTTTACATTCATACTTGGTTTGATGAGGCTGGTGGTAAGTATGATGTATCGACCTGGGCTGAGATGCACGGTGCAAAGAATTGTGTCATTCTCCCCGATGCAATCGAAAGACTAGAACGGATGTATAATCCAAAGGTTCTTGTTCACGAAAAACCACAGAAGTTTGAATTGCCTCCTAGGGCCAAACAATGGGTGGATGAACGATTTACTGGTCGTCACCCAGAGGGTCATTGGAACCCCAGTAACTACAGTAATATTATGTCTCAATTAAAAACTATTCAACGTGTTGCAGAAATCTATGAAGAATCAGGAGACAGACACGACCTCATCGTCCTTGCAAGACTTGATACATATCTTGAAAACTTCCCTGAAGATTTTAGTCGTCTCGACCGCACTAAGTTCTATCTTCCTGGTCATCATCCTCGTTTCCCTGATGTCATCCACATCTGCGGGCGTAAATACCTTGGGTGGATGAAGAATGCATTCAACGATGTTGATCATCCAAGAGTATATGAAGAGATCTGGGAACCATCTCCAGAGGCTTTCAAGGGTAATGCGTTTTTATTAAGATACGCACCCTCAGACATTGAACCCCACCCAATGAACGCACATACGATTCGCAAATGAACGATATCAAACTCTGCATCTTTGACGTTGATGGAGTTCTAGTAAACACTAGAGATCTTCATTATCCCGCAACCGCAGCTGCTTTAGCTGAATATGGTTGTGGTTATTTGCGTAAGGAAGATGAAGACTTTGGTACGATCCCCACCAGACAAAAATTAAATCATCTCGCAGAGAGTGGTAGAATAAATGTAGAAGACGTTGATAATATTTGGGATTTAAAAGATGATTACGCTTGCGTCTATTTTCAGGATGCAATCAAGTTGAATAGGAATATCAAACCATTGTTTGAAGAATTAAGATCTCGTGACATTTTCATTGCCTTAGCATCGAATGCAAGGTATAGTTTTCTTGAGAAGGTAATCAATGCACTTGATATCAATCACCTTGTGAATGATACTGTGAGTGCTCAGGGTATGATTCCTAAACCTAATCCATTTATGTACATCAAAGAAATGTACACATTTGGTGTCGGTCCAGAATCAACTTTGATATTTGAAGATAGTGAAGTTGGGCGTCAAGCTGCATATGCAAGTGGTGCCTGGGTATATGAAGTAGAATCTTTCGACGAACTTTCAATAGACATTCTAAATGAAACTCATTGCTCACAGGGCCAATTTAAATGGTCCGAATCCATCCACAGAGAATCACCCCGATCAAATTATCCAGTGTATCGAAAGTGGCGTTGACGTAGAGATTGATGTCAGGTATGATCCACATACTGATAAACTTTGGTTAGGTCACGATGAACCTCAATATTTCATCACGTGGTATTGGTTGGCTGGTAAAGCAGATAATCTCTGGATTCATTGTAAAGACATAACAACTCTTCACGAATTTTCTACTAAAACTGCAGGATACAACTACTTCTGGCATCAGGAGGATGATTATACTCTTACTAGTAAGTTAAATATTTGGGCTTATCCTGGTAAAACTTACACAGAGAACACTGTGATTGTTATGCCTGAATGGAAAAATTTAGACTGGGATATGTTAAAGGTCACTAATTGTTTTGGTATTTGTACTGACTACGTAAATAAACTATTATGAACTTAATTCAATTCAATCATCGTGAAGACTACGGTCACGATTGGTATGTACAAGTTTTAAATGTAAAAGGTTGGAGTCTAATTCAAGCATCTGTAAGTTGGAATGAATATCCTGGTTGGCCTTATATTCAAATTAAATCTGGTTGTGGATCTACTCTGAGCATTATGTTCTGGGCATATAAATTTGGTTTTGATATCGGTGTGATTGAACGTACTTGGAGATGGGATTATAGAGATGATGTAGATTCTGCAAGTCACGTAGCATGAACTGGTTTGAGTATTACTTCGGTCACTGCTTCCAAACAGGATGGAGAGAAATCTGGAATAACTTCAAGATGTGGAGAGACCTTCTGAGTGGAAACTATAAGGACTATGCTCTACTTCCAACTGATGACCCTTACGAAGAATGCTATAATTGGTTCTGGACAAGTATCAACCTAGATGAAACCTATCCCAAAGAGTTTCTTGAGTATCTACAACAAATGGTAGAAGATATTGATGCTGGTAGAGTTAAAAC